TTAACCAAGATAAAATCCCAAATCTGTTGATTTCTGGTTCTCAAGGTTCTGGTAAAACAACACTTGCAAAAGCTCTTTGTGAAGAAGTTGGTTGTGATTACATAATTATTAATGGATCTGATGAAAATGGTATTGATGTTCTTCGTGGGAAAATTAAAAATTATGCTTCTTCAGTTTCTTTGAGTGGAGGGAGAAAGGTTGTAATTATTGATGAAGCGGATTATCTTAATGCAAATTCGTTACAACCAGCATTGCGTAACGCTATAGAAGAATTTTCTATTAATTGTTCTTTTATTTTCACATGCAATTATAAAAATAGAATTATTGAACCATTACATTCAAGATGTTCTGTTATTGATGTGAAAATATCAAAGGAAGATAAACCTAAATTGATGGCTCAGTTTTTTAAACGAGTTTGTTGGATTTTAGGTGAAGAAAAGATAGAATATAATAAAGAAGTTGTAGCTCAAGTTATTTCTAAATATTATCCAGATAACCGTAGAATCCTTAATGAATTACAACGTTATGCGATGGGTGGAACAATTGATGTAGGTTTATTGTCTCAAGTTTCCGATATTCAATTAACACCTTTAATTACAGCGTTAAAAGAAAAGAATTTTGCAGATACTAGAAAATGGTTATCTGATAATGACGATATTGATTCTGTAACACTTTTCAGAAAATTGTATGATAATTCTTATGAATTGTTAAAACCAAATTCAATTCCACAATTAGTTTTATTGATAGCAAAATATCAATATCAAAACGCTTTCGTTGCTGATCAGCAAATTAATACGTTAGCATTGTTTACTGAAATGATGATAGAATTGGAATATCAATAATGGATTTATTTAAGGATTTGCTTCCAGGTATATTGCAAAAAAAGAATTATATCCTTAATGAAGATAACGAAAAAGAATATAAACCTTATATTGTTAATATGGCATTATCGCAACATACTGATTGTGTATTATATGTAAATGAGATGAATCAATATCCAAGTCTTGATAATAAGATGCAATATGATTTTTATTATTATGCTTTACGAGCCCAGAAACGTCCGTATCAAAAGTGGTTTAAATCTACAGAATCAAAAGACCTATTAAATGTGAAAGAATACTTTGGATTTTCTTCTGAGAAGGCAAAAGAAGCTTTGAGAATACTGACAACAGAACAATTAGGACATATAGCTAAAATTGTTGATAAAGGTGGTAGGGAATAGCAACATTTTATGTTTTATAAATACTTTTATTTTAAAACATAAGGATTTATGGAGCTATATTATGAGTGATATTTTTAATGGATTTGGGGTTGAGGTCTTCATTGATGAAGAAAATTTTTTAAAAATAAAAGAAACGTTATCAAGAATTGGTGTTTTATCAAAAAAAGATAATTCATTGTATCAGTCTTGTCATATATTACATAAACAAGGCAGATATGTTGTAATTCATTTTAAAGAATTATTTGCTCTTGATAATAAACTACATAGTATTGATGAAAATGATATTGCTAGAAGAAATACAATTGTAAAATTATTACAAGATTGGGAACTTCTTGAGATTCAAAATCCAGATTCTTGTAAATCTCCATTAGTTCCAATATCTCAAATAAAAATTCTTTCTTATAAAGAAAAATCTGATTATAATTTAGTTAGTAAATATAATATTGGCAAAATAAAATCAAAGTAAATTTGGAAATTAATCATGCCTTGTCATAATGAATTAAATTCGCAATTAAAGGGTCTTCAAGCTAGGTTAGAACAAGCTGAGAATGATATAAACGCACATTATGCTGGTATATCTCAATTAGCGTTGTCGTTAGCTGCAAATCCATTTACTGCTGGAAGTGCAGCAGCTACTGCAGCAATTTATAATTTAAATCCTATAGGGATGAAAATCCTTCGTGCATTATTATCAGCCTTGATTCCAAAGGAACTTCAAAATACAATGAGAATGTTGACCATGTTGTCGGCTTCAAGTATTGATGATTTAGCGGAAGGTATTGTTGATTCTGCTGCTGCACAAGTTGTTGGAGCTGTTAATTATGGTATTGATTCGATAACTGAAACAGCATTAAGTGAAATGATTTCTGTACAAAACGAATTAAATTCTTTGGTACCAAATGCGGTCAATGGGACCGTTCAAGCATTAGCAATGTCATCATTAAATAATGATAAATCTCATAATATTAATTTAGCGCAACAAGCATATGATGCTTGGTATTCAGCTTCTATTGCTCCTGTTGGAGAATTTACACAAAGTCAAATTAATTCTTTAAGAGTTGCATATCTTAAGGCTCAACAAGTTGTTAATACAATTAATGCGGGTGCTGCTGGTGTTGTTGCTCAAGCTGGAGGTCTTTTATCTGGAGCTTCTCCAACCATCCAAGAAATAAATACTGCATTGCAACAATTTAATAATATTGCTGCTTTTATTCTTACACAAAATGATATTTCAAGCTGTAAGTCTAAAGCAATGAAGATTGGACCACATACCTAAATAGAATTTGTAGGGTGTTCCTACAAAGCTTAAACCTGCTTCGGGGGTTTAAGAATTTTTAAATAAAATCTTGCTTTTTAAAGGAGACTAAAATGACACAATTAGAACAATTTAGAACAATTCACAATACTGCGTTAATAGGTTTTGATGATCTATTTCGTAGAATCAAAGAATTAGAAAGTCCAAAAACAAATTTCCCTCCCTATGATATAATTAAAACATCTGATGATGCTTTTGTTATTAAATTGGCTGTTGCTGGTTATACGAAAGATGATATTTCTGTAACATTAGATTCTGGAAGATTATTTGTGGATGGATCAATAAGACCTGATGATTATTCATTAGATTCTTTATTGGATAAAAAAGAAAAATATCCCGAATATCTTTATAAAGGAATTTCGCAAAGGAATTTCAAAAGAGAATTTACTCTTGCAGATACTGTTGAAGTTTCTGAAGTAAAATTGTCTGAAGGTATGTTATCTATACATTTAAAAAATGTAATTCCAGAAAGCCAAAAACCAAAAACTTTTGAAATTATATAGGTTTAATGTTCTAAATAAAACGGCAAATTAAACCTTGCCGTTTTATCACTTTTATAGTATAATAAATTTTTAATTTAGGATTTTTTATGAAACAAAAATTTATTGACTATTTTATGTCTGTTGCAGAATTAACTGCAAATCTCTCTCATGCTAAAAAATTAAAAGTTGGTTCTGTTATTGTAAAAGATGATAGAATAATTTCTTGTGGATATAATGGATTACCTGCAGGATGGAATTCAAATATATGCGAGAAAGTTTCATTTCTTTCTGATGCTGAATATTTCAATTCTACAACCGAAGAAAAGCAAAAATATACCCCAATAGATGGGATTTATTTTTGGAAGGGTTTAAAAACATATGATGAAGTAATACATTCTGAAGCAAATTCAATCTCAAGATTAGCGAGTTCAACTGAATCTGGCGTTGGTGCGATAATGTTTTGCACGCATTCTCCTTGCATTCAATGTAGTAAAATAATTTATAGTGCTGGAATTAAAACTGTATATTATAAACACGAATATCGTTCAACAGAAGGAATAAAATTTTTAAAAATGTGTGGAGTTGAGATTATAAAATACATTGACGAAAGAGCTAATGTATAGTATAATATAATCTTAAATACAATAAAGGAAAAATCATGACAGATATTAGAATGTTTAGAACAATTAGTGGTGAAGATGTTATTGCGGAATTTGTGGAAACAAACAAAACAGGTGATGTTTATAAAAATGCCATACAATTAGTTATTGTGCCTAAAAGAAGTAATCCAGAAGAGCAATCCTATGCATTTGCACCATTCCCACAATATGCTCAACAAAATACAGAAGGTAAAATTACATTTAATACAAATTTAATTTCATTTTTTATTGATATTGATGAACAATTCTTAGAACAATATAATTCAATTTTCGGAATTATATCGGCACCTGCTCCAAAAATTATTATTTAAAAATAATTCTAAATATGATAATTGATAGGAGTTGATATATGGAAAGTGAAGGTTCTTCCTTCTACACAAATGTAAGAGTTATTGGAAATAATATTTGTTATAGGGGTGTTGATGACTCGGGCCAACAGATCAGATTTAAATATGAATATAGCCCAAAGGTTTATGTTCCTTCTAATAAACAATCGAATTTTAAAACTTTGGATGGAAAGTATGTAGATGAAATTGAACCTGGATGTATCAAAGAAACAAGAGATTTCATAAAACGATATGAAGAAGTTGATAATTTCGATATTTATGGTGATATTGGATTTGATGTACAATACATTTCAGATAAGTTCCAATCTAATGTAGATTGGGATATAAATAAAATTTCAATTCATATCTTAGATATTGAAACTGCTTCTGAAAATGTAAATGCTGTGTCTCATAAATTAACAGCACCAGAAGAAATTCTTTTAATTTCTATGACTGAATTGTCTACAAAAAAAGTCACAACATTCACATCAAGAGATTACAATGGGACAAATGATGATAATGCTGAAATTATTTTATGCCAAGATGAGTATTCGTTATTAAATCAATTTCTTGATCATTGGAATCGTATTGGTATTGATATCGTTTCTGGTTGGAATATTGATGGTTTTGATATACCATATTTGATTAATAGAATATCGAATGTTATGGGAGATGATCATGCTAAACGATTAAGTCCATGGAAAATGGTTTCTTCTAGAAAAATAAAAGGTAAGTTTGGTAAAGATGATATTGTTTATGATATTGCTGGAGTTAGTTGTTTGGATTTTATGCAACTATATCTCAAATTTACATATGTTAAAAGAGAAATGTATTCTTTAGATTATATTTGTCAAGTTGAATTGGGTAAAGGTAAATTAGATCATAGTGAATTTGCTACATTTAAAGAATTTTACACTAAAGGATTTGATAAGTTCATTGATTATAACATCATTGATACGATTCGAGTTATTGAACTTGAAGAGAAATTAAAGTTAATTGAACTTTGTTTAACAATGTCATATTTGGCAAAAATAAATTATAATGATGTATTCTCACAAATTAGAATGTGGGATTCAATCATTTATAATCATTTAAAACATCAGAACATTGTAATACCTAAAAAAGCATCTGGTTCTAAATCAGAACAATTTGAAGGCGCATTTGTAAAAGAACCAGTTCCTGGATTATACAATTGGGTTGTTAGTTTTGATGCAACTTCACTTTATCCTAGTATTATGCAGACATGGAATATTTCTCCAGAAACTTATATGGGTGTTGATACATCAATTTCTGTATCTGGGTTAATGGGTAAGAAATGTGAGATATCAGAAGAATATGCTACTGCTGCTAATGGAGCTATGTATAAAAGAGATAAGAAAGGGTTGCTTCCAGAACTTATTGATATTTACATGGCAAAAAGAAGATCTGCTAAAAATAGTATGATTGAAGCAGAAAAACAGTTGGAAAAATTAAAGAAAATTAAATTTGATTCTGATATTGATGAACAAAAAGAATACAAACGTCTTGTTAATGAAATATCTAAATTTAATAATGAACAAATGGCGTTTAAAATTGGTCTTAATAGTCTCTATGGGGCGATTGGAAATGCTTACTGTAGGTATTTTGAATTAGAAAATGCAAGAGCTATTACTTTGACTGGACAATATATAATTAAAACGGTCGGTGAAGGATTGAATAGAGATCTTAGTAAATTATTTAAAATTGATGATTACGATTGGTCTTTTTATTCTGATACAGATTCTTGTTATGTTTCTTTGGAACCTATGGTAAATAAGTTTTATAAGGATTTGTCTGATGAAAAACTTGTCAATCTTATTGATAAGATTTCTAAAGAAAAAATAACACCTATTATTAATGATAATTGTTTAGACCTTCAAACATATACAAATTCTTATAGAAATATGATTTCTTTTAAACAAGAGGGTATTTCTAGTAATGGCATTTGGGTTGCTAAAAAACGTTATTTTTTGAATGTTCTTGATAATGAAGGGGTAAGGTATGCTTCTCCAAAATTAAAAGTTATGGGTTTAGAAGTTGTAAAATCTTCAACTCCAGGTGTTGTAAGGGAGAAATTAAAGACGTGTTTATCTTTAATTCTTGATAACAAAGAAGATGATTTACAAAATTTTATTGAGGATTTTAGATTAGAATTTAAATCTCTTCCTGTTGAAGATATTGCATCTCCAAGAGGAGTTAATGGTATTGAAAAATATTCTAATTCCACTACGGTGTATAATTCTGGGTGTCCTTTGCATACAAAAGGTGCAATTATTTACAATAAAAAATTAAGGGAATTAAAGTTGGATAATACTTATCCTATTGTTGGTGAAGGTGATAGAATTAAATATAC